TTGCTGTGTTATTGCATCCATAACTGCTCTTCGCTTCTGTAACCGATTCCAGTCTGACTCTAATGGTGTTCCTTTGTATCTAGGCATTATTTAATCATCCCATAATCCACAGCCATATAACCGGCTACAGTCGAAACGGCCTCTGGCATCACCTTAACTACGTCTTGAGCCATAACGCCTATCTGCCTATCACCGCCCCAAATATAGTCAAATGCATAAACCGGGAAGCCCATAATGCTTGTGCCAATCCTCTTTATATTCTTCTTGAGGCGTTTGTCAGAAAAAGCAGTGATTCCAGCTGAACCAAGCCCAGCTAACCCTCCCCACATCGCATTATTTTGAGCAACATCTGCGTTATAATTTGCCATATCATACGCACCTTGCTGTTGTGTAGCTCCAGCATAATTTGGTCCGCCAGTGAATTGCTGTTGACCATATGCCTGGAATTGAGGCATACCAACTTGAGAGCCCGTTCTAAATGCGCTCATTTCATTGATTGGTGTCTGCCTTTCTAATAGCTGTTCTTGGATGCCCTGGCCACGACCCTGTAAGGCCGATGAATACCCCATCCCTGCCATTTGCTCAGCAGCAATCTCAGCCTGCTGCCTTGCATCAGTTTGCTGGCGGTCCAATCTATCCATTTCTCTAGCATATGCCTCACTTCCAACCGGAATCCCCTGGGATACAAGAGTGGATCGTTTTGATTCTTCGTCTCGTGCTTTTTGGGCGTCAGTTCGCGCCATCATGGCATCGACAACACCCTGACGATGCTCACCATATGTCGGCGCAGCACCTTCGATAGAGAACGGCGTAGAAAAGATTTCACCCATCTGGCCTACGCCTTGCTCACCAAGTTGGGCAAGGCCAGTCTGCATCCTTTGATTGGCTTCAAAGGCTTTTTGAGCTTCAGGATTAAGCGTTGTTGTGCCTACCCACTTATCAGCATCCTGGATTGTTGTAAATTCTTCTTCAGTTGGCTTTCTTGGTCTTGGCCCACCTTCACCACCAGTCTGGTTATACCAGTCCCTATAGCGATTGTATCGGCCCAGTTCGTCTTGATATCCTTGCTCATCAAATGTCGACCCTGTGCCTTGCTGCCAAGTTCTTGAACCATATGGAGAGAATTCATCAGGGCGGTTTGCTTGCGTTTGCGAACGGGCAGCGGCTAAATCTCCTGCTGCTGTCGCTTCTGCAGCACCTCTATAATCGGGTGGTGGTGGAGCGTTAGGTTTACTCATTATGCGGCCTCTTCTTTACATTTGATCCATTTGCAATCATCTCGATGCAATTCCAAAATAACCGTATCCACATTTTTCCTGGCTCCGTCCCTTATCCTAGCTATTTCTTTAAAGCCTATTTTCTTATCGAATTTCAGCGCTTTTGTATTCTCACTACTGACAAAGCCTATTGCTGTTTGTCTGTCGCCGAAATTGAAAATGTAATCGAATACTTCATATAGAAAGGTGTAGTTCTTCAGCCCGATAGGGTTATCTATGGCGATATGAACTTGAACGCTTCCAGGAGTCCATAAATCCATCAAACAAACGCAATATAACTCCCCTTTATTAGATATTGCTGATATTCCTTTTGAATCGCTTATTCTTAAGTGATCAATCTTCTTTACAATCCATTGAATATGCTCCTCAGTAGCAGGAACTATTCTCATAGAATTCCGCCTCTCTCATACACATAATCACATGAAACCCATTTAACAGTGTAACTAGCTGTTTCAACTCTAATTCCGCCTGATGCACTATACCCAACATTATTGTTTGGCGATGACCATTGCCTTACTACTAGCAGAGCGCCTGTCCATAATGAGTCATCCCATATTGCCGTATCCCACAATGATGTTTCAGGCGCTGTATATGTGCTTGTTCCTGTTATTTCGTTATCTGTAAAATCTACATCGAGCCCAGCGTAATATGTAATACTTCCATTCACTCGAAAAAGTGGTCTGAAAAAATTAAATCTCTTCTGTTGTGATGTATTACCAAAATAATTAAACGCTGCTTTCCCCAAAGCTACTATCTGGTTTCCACTATCACTCGTTCCAGTCCAGGCTTTCCTTACGCCTGCTTCAAAGCCGAAATACAATTCTTTCTTGTATTCAACAAAGCATTCGCCATTCCAAGAGTTAAATTCACACCATGATTTAGTGATAGTGTTCATCACATATTGCTTATGCTCACCACCTTCTGCTATTGGAATATTGAATACTAAGGCTTCCTCCGCTGGATATAACGTCGCCTCCCATCCGAAATTATCACCATATGAAGCGGCAACTTCATTAAAGGCATCTTCAATCTTATTCGTTAATGCAAATGTTGTATCGACCTGAGCAGACTGCAACGCAGTTGATAATGGGAAGGCCCCATTTTGAATAATGGCAATCAAATCACCGCCAAACTTAACATGACTCCTTCGACCTAATGGTTTACCAACAAAATAAACGCCTATCAGAGTCCATTCTGAAGCTGTAGAAGGATCGGTGCCGCGATATACAATAACCTCTCCCTCAGATGTCATGCATACCAAGGCATCATCTGGGCCATCGCCAGAGTCAAATGACCATGTTGCTGTCCACATCAAATATCCGCCTTTCCTGCACAATGAGGAAAGATCGAATTCGATTAAATCACCACCAGCCGCATTAGCCGATGGATACCAGAATGACAATGAGTCCTTTTCAACAAAGACAAGCCTGCCTTTATATTGACTCACATTGATTATATCTGTTGATGTCAATCCTATTAGTGCAGGACTTGTTATTGCATCAACAGATAACCATACAGAGCCGTTGTAATATAGAGGTTTATCAACGCCATTGACCATAATCAGCCAGTTGGTCGTGCCATCGCCAAAGTTGGTATATTGAAACTCACCATCGGTTACAGTTGCTGATTGAGCTGCTGCAACACCTGCAGACGATATATCGTAAACATCATTATCAGAAACAGCGAACATTTCGCTATTCCCGTCCAACTTATTATAGACAGCTAATGTTTTTACAAGACCTGTAATATCAGAGGCATACTCTTCTCTTCCACCTCGAAGCCTTACATCTGATGTTGTTGGAAACCAATTAATTAGCTTGGTTGCATCAGTTTCTGGCATATTCGCCAGTGCATCCCTGGCATTCCAACCGCCAACAGGTGCTGGTGTGCTATAAACATCAACAGTTTGACCACGAGGAGCTTTTGTTCGTATTGCTTGTCTCACGGCAACGGCCAGAATCCTTGGTTGATTATTATTTTAGGCGACGATTGATGTTCCCTATTGTCTTGATGTAGTACTTTTTGCAGTCCCTGCCTTGATAGCGCATTTTCTACCATCTTTTCATATGTCCTGAAATCTTCGGCATATTCAAATCCTTTTTCTTTCTTCCACCTCCACCTTAAGCCCATCTGTATGATAGGTTCAGGCAAATCTATGGTGTCAGTATCTCTTGTGAAGTATTGCTGCCTGCCACAGTTTATCCAGTTCCATGTGACATATTCAAAAGCCCATGTATTCCCTGCTACAGCATCAGGAGTAACCAGTAATTCGCCAGTCCTGATTCGTGCCATATAGCGGGGGGCCGTATTAGCGAAGCCTTTTTCAGCCTGCCAATCAGGACCATCAATAACCAATACTGGTAGATTTTCAGTCCTATCCCAGATGGTATCGTTCTTGATATACCTGAATCCGTCATCGGCTATGTCTGCAATGAATCCTTGCGACTCTTCGGCTATTGTTGTATGCGTGGCCTCCAGAGTTAGTACCTGCCAACTACCGCGACCAGATAGATCGTTCCCTTCTTCTTCAAGCAATGAATAAATCTGGGAAATCTGTGTATCTGTCGTATCAATAACAACAGTGGGTACTGTGATATTGGTTCTACGACAAAATCTTTGAACAGTAGTTAGCAGGCTCATAGCTTATTCCTGTAGCTTCTTGAGGATAGTTTCTGGCTTCATCAGATGATGGGGCTTCTTGCCGAATTTTTCTTCATAGCGTTCTGCTGGAGACTTGGTAGGGGTATCAAAAAAAGCATCTCTTTTGACAGCATTCTCAAGGATTTCGCGTTCATTAATTGTATTCTCTGTGGAGGGTTGACTATCCGCCTCTTCGCTCTGAGCATCCATACGAATCTCAAATCGTTTGATCTGATCCTGCAGAGATTGGATTGACCCTTTTAACTGGTCATTTTCTTTCTCAAGCGATGCAATCTGCATCGTAAGCGGACCATGGTCCTTAGCTGCTTGTAGCCAGGCTCTGGCTTTGTTCTTTAGGTCATTTGCTCCCATCCCCAAACGCCGCAGTGCTTCATCATTAGCTTGTGCAAGATCTTCAACAGACCTACACCCTGCATTCAGAATATTCTTACATTGAGCTGGAGAAATAGAACTCCAGTCCTTTATTGGTGTTCCATCTACTGGCGGTTCCTGTCCGTTCTGCCATCGCTTATAAGACTCTTTCCACAAGTCGAGATGGTTTGCAGGAACCCTCCCCGCACGCACATTCTTCTCAACTGTTGCGAACCATGCAGATACCTTTTTCTCTACAACATCCTTTGAATATGGCGGAGTGATTAGCGCGTAATCTTCATCCTTGGACACATGATGGCCCTCTGATAGGGTTCTCTCTTTATCGGTTACTGCGCGTCGCTCAAATCGAACATATGCCGGACGATTTTCGTCGCGCTCTAAAATTTCACCTACTGACATGTCTCTCTCCTGTCTGGATTAGTTACATAAAATAATGCTGCTTGATCTTGATCTTCTGCCCATTCAATTTCATAGCCGTTTGAGATAAATTGACTTCTCCACCATTCATATGGTTTTACCGTTAGATGTAGATCTGTGTGTAGCGCATCTCCAAAATGATCATGAACTGTGCTTATCTGAAAAAACACTTTATTCGAGGATGCCATGATATTCCTGATAACAATTTCCACTAGATCTGTCGGCAGATGTTCCATTACATCAGTACAGTATCCATACTCTGATGATATTGGAGGTTTATTCTTTAGATCCCATTTAAGAAATGGAAGGGAAAGTGCCTCTTCATCCCTACAATTATCGGCAAAGTCCACCAGCAAGACTTTTAAGCCTTTCTCTGATAATTTAACACTTGATCTTCCTGTTCCACAGCCATAGTCGATAATCAGGCCATTCGGCTCGAATGCCTGGATAAAGAAATCAACCATATACTCACCGGGCGCGCAGTCACGATAACAATCAAACTGCCACATATACTGATATTTTTCTTGCTCTGTGAGATGTTCGTAATCGGTGTTGTATATGGTCTGCAAAAGACCATCCCCATACACTGTGATTTCACAGCCCATATCTTTTAAGCTACTGGCCGTAAGCTGAAACTTTTCAGCTTGAGCCTTCATAGCAACAGATGAGGTATATTTCTTTCCGGCCCATTCAACATCAATGGTTGGGATGAACATATTCATGTCTTGAGAATAAGCGTGTGATTCGCCATCCTTATGGCATGAATCCAGCCCAAATATATGAAGCTTTCTAAATCCTAGTGCATAGGCGGCGCACATAGACGAATTACCAACCGCAGCACCACCACCCAAAAGAACATAGCCCCCTTTCTTTATTCGATCTTCAGGGAAATATTGCTCTATATCACCGATATCCAAGTGCCATACTATTGGCGATTCAACAGAATCCATTGTCTTTGGATCAACCTGAGAGCCAAAAAGATGATCTATCGCTAGCTCATCGACAAGTCCTGACGTTTCCTCTTTTGCATCAATAATGCATTGATAATCAACCGCTATCCCATGCTCTCTGAGATACTGGCTTGCTGCATTCATAGCGAACACAGTTCCGCCGTGCATTTGATATTCGCGTATGTCTTCTATCGAATCTTTGAGTGATGGTCCACCGCCAACTATTACAGCTTCGCCATCATGTTCTGGTTCTGACTTTAGCCATGTTAACTTTTTAGCTGAATTAACCCTTATATTCCTTTCAAGTGTCTCATCCGGTGTATTGCAAATCACCAAGACAGGAACGTAAAGAGGCATACTTGCATGAGGATTTTGATAATCCATCTGCA